AAAACTAAAACAACTGTAGCTATTTCAGGAGAATTTATTTTTGAGGGATTAAATGTGAAAGCAGGTACACAAAAAGCAGATTTTACAAAAGCAGCTAGAGATAAAGGTATTGTAATAAAAGGATTAGGAGGTAAGGAATAATGCCAGCAGTAATAGAATTTATTGGGTTGTATGACCAGAATGTGATTAGACCGAAATCATTTATAAAGGACAGTTATTTTAAAAATAGAAAAACATCAGAAAATCAAAAAATGGAAATAGAATTTAGAAAAGGAAGACAACTTGTAGCACCTTTTGTATCTGAATTTATTCCAGGAACAGAAATGGTAAAGAACACTTATGAAAGTAAATTTTTTCAAGCTCCAAAGGTAGCACCAAAAAGAACTTTTTCGGCTTTTGAATTGTTTTTTAATAAAACAGCAGGGGAAACAATTTATGGTGGAAAAAGTCCTGAAGAACGAAAAGCGGATTTGCTGGCTGAATCGTTTGCGGAATTTGAGGAACAAATTACAAGAAGAGAAGAAATAATGTGTACTGAAGCGTTGTTTGATGGAAAAGTGGTTGTAAAAGGTGAAGGAATAGAAGGGGAAATTAAATTTGGAACGGTTGAAGAAATTACACCAGCTGTTTTATGGACTCAACCTAATGCTGATATAATTGGAGATTTACAGGCAGCTATAACAAAAATCGGGAAAGTTACAGGATTAAGACCTGAAATGATATTAATGGATCCTGTGGCAGCAAAATTATTTGTAGATAATGAAAAAATTCAGAAGTTGTTGGATGTAAAAAATTATAACGTAGAAAAAGTAGATCCAAGAGAAACGGCAGCAGGAGCCGTTTATATTGGAACAATAGCACCTTTTGGGTTGCCGATTTATTCTTATCAGTCTCAATACTCTGTATTAAATGCTGATGGAAAAACTTATAGTGATAAAGATTTAATTCCTGAAGGGAAAGTTCTATTAGCACCAAGCAACAATAAAATTATGTACGGACCAGCAGCAGATGTAAAACAAGGAATTATTGTAGCAGAACGTTCAGTATTTACTGATGAAGATTCAAAATCTAACACTGTAGAAATTAGAACCGAATCAAGACCGCTTCCTGTGGTTTATGATATTGAAGCTATAAAAATATTGAAAGTTAAATAGGAGGTAATGATGAAATTTAGAACATTAAAACCTATGATTTATGGTGGAATTAGTTATGAAGTAGATACTGAAGTAGATATACAAGAAAAATCAGTAATAAAAAGCTGCCTTGAAAGAGGGCTTATTGCCGAAATAAATGGTAAGATTGGAAATTCCGAAGAATTAATTGAAACAGAAAATATTGAAGAAACAGATAAAAAAGATACAAAAAATAAGAAGAAATAGGTAAAAAACATGAATTTTAAAGATATTTTAGAAAATGATATACAAAATGTGTTTTTAAATTCAGAAGAATTTGGAGAAACACATAATTTGAATGGTATTGATGTTATTTGTGTGACAGATGAGGATAGTTTTCAAGAAAAGGAAATTAGTGGGAAATTAACAATAGAAAGTGGATTTTACAAGGAAGGGATTACAGTGTTTATTGATAAAAAATATTTGAAATATAAGCCTGAAGGTAATATGAGGATAGATTTTGACAATAAAGAATGGATAGTTGCAAACTGTAAAGAGAACTTTGGTATGTATGAACTTGATTTGTATAGATACACGGATTATTAGGAGTTGATTTAGATGTTTACAATTCAATTTGATGAAACTTTACTAAGCAATATAGAACAGAAGTTTGAGGAATTTCCAGAAGAAGCGCATCGAGGATTTGCACTTGCCATAAATAGAGTTTCAAACATGGCTAAAACTCGAATGATAAGGAATGCGACAAAAACATACACAGTAAAATATGGCGAATTATTGAAAAATTTAACTGTCAGAAAGGCTTTTCCGCATCAATTGATAGGACAAATTCATTCCCGTGGAAATTTTTTGGGATTAGATAATTTTCAATTAAATCCAAGCACTAGACAAGGACGAATTCCTGTTACAGCAGCTGTGAAATCAGGAAGTGCATTTTCTTTAAATGATAATACATTTATAGCTTATAGAGATGGGCATTTGGGAGCATTTGAAAGAACAGGAAGTGGAAGGTTGCCAATTCAAAGAAAATATGGACCTTCTGCTCCACAAATGTTGGGACCTACGAATTCTTTGCCTGATTTGGAAGAATTTATAAATAAAAAAACTGAAGAAAGATTTTTCCATGAGCTTTCTAGAATTTTATTAGGAATAGGTGGAAGGAAGAAAATATGAGTATTAAAGCAATTGAAAAAAGTTTGTATGATTTTTTGTGTGAGGAATTTAAGGAAGCTGAATCTCAAATACAAATATTTCGTGGAGCATTGCCTATCAGGAGATATAGTGAGATTGATAAAAATAGTGGACAAAGAAAGCCGCTTTTTCCTTGCGTGACTTTGAGATTATTAAATTCCAGACAAATTACGGAAGGAATGGACAGTTATGATTGCGATGCTACTTTTGAAATAATCGTTGGTACTAAAAATGAGGATTATATTGACAATCTTTATAGATGTGAGGAAATTAGAAAAAAACTTTTAGGTAAAGTTTATGACGAAAACGGCTGGGCGATACGGGAAGATAAAGAATTTAAGTATGACTTATATTGTGACGAGTTTGGAGATTTTATATTTTCAAGAATTACATTTACAGTTTGGGATTACCCTGTTGAGCCTGAAATTTTGAAGGAGGAATAATGGAAGATAAAAAGCAATATATTTATTTGGGAGATACGCTTGAATTTAAAGATATTAGATTTACAAAAGGCGTTATTTACTACAGCAATGAAGTAATTGAAACAAAACTTGAGAAATATCCGCTTTTGAAAAGAATTTTGGTGGATGTTAATCAAGCTAGTGAAGCATTGCAAAATGAAAAATTGCTTGAAACAGTAACGCAGCAAATTAAAGACCAAATAAGAGAGGAGGCTGAATAATGGGGTATAAACACGGAACTTATCAAACTGAGACATCGAGTGACATATCACTACCGATAGTGCTTGATTACGGACATTTTATTGTAGGGACTGCACCGATGAATAAAGTAAAAAAAGAAAACAGAAGAGTGAATGAGATTGTAAGATTAGGAACTTATAAAGAAGCTATCCAGTATTTTGGAGACACTTATGACTTGGATTTTTCGATTTCACAAGCGATAAAAGTATTTTTTGAGTTGTACAAAGTAGCACCGCTTTATGTTGTGAATATCTTGGATCTTGAAAAGCATAAAACAGCTAAAAAGACTCAAAATGATTTGAACTTAACAAATGGTAAAGTTGTTATTCCAAATCACAAATTGATAACAGACACATTAGTAGTCAAAGAAAATGCGACATCACAAGTTATTTCAGACGCTGTAACGATGTGGACGGATGAAGGGCTCGAAATATATGCTAAGCCGTCAAATGGAACTAAAATTGATATTGAATATGAAGAAATTAACTTGTCAAAAGTAACGAAAGCACAGGCTTTAGGCGGATATGATATTTCAACGATGAAAAGAACTGGATTAGAATTATTAGATGAAGTTTATTTAAAATATTCGGAATTGCCGGCATTCATTGATGTTCCTGATTTTTCAAGTGATAGTGAAGTTGCTGCAATTATGCAAACAAAAGCTAAAAATATAAATGGAAATATGTTTGAAGCAATTGCATTGATTAATGCACCGATAGACAAGCCTTATGACCAAATCCCAAAATGGAAAGATAATAATAATATTAACGGAAATGACCAAATTGTATTATACGGAACATTAGGATTAGCTGGCAAGAAATATATTCAGTCTATTCAGTATGCTGCTTTGTCGTTGCTGGTAGACGACGAGAAGAGTGGTGTGCCTTCACAGGTGCCGTCTAACTTCGCATATAAATGTGACAGTTTATATTGGAAAAATTCAAATGGAAAATTAGAGGAAATAATTTTAGATAAAGAACAACAGGCTAATTTTTTAAATAAAAATGGAGTAGTTACAGCTATTAATTTCAAAGGTTGGCGTTGCTGGGGATCTGAAACTGCACTTAATCCGATGGCAACAGATCCGAAAGACAAATTCATAAACACTCGTAGAATGTTTAAATATGTCGGGAATGAACTAGTTATAAGTCTTTTTGACCAAGTGGATAAAACATTCTCTAAAAAATTAGCTGAAACAGTAACAAAATCAATGAATATTAGATTGAATGCTATTGTGGCTAGAAATGATTTGTTAAGTGCAAGTGCGACTTTATCAAGCGAGGATAACGACCCTATTAATGTTATGAATGGTGATATAACTTGGGTTATTAAGCTAGGAGTAATTCCAGGCATGAAATCGGCAACATTTAAGAAAAAATATGATGTAGACGCATTGACTGAGTTTGCGAAGAGTCTAGGAAAATAGGAGGAATGAAGAAATGGCTAAAAAGAAACTGCCTTTAGGAATTGTTGACGCTGACCTTTATGTCAATGGTTCAAACGCATTAGAAGGAGTTGGAGTAGTAGAACTTCCAAACGTTGAGTCCGCAACAATAACAACTGAACAGTTTGGAATGGCTGCGGAATTTGAAGCACCGCTAATTGGGCATTACAAAAAAATGTCAGCAAAAGTAAAAATGGATAGTATGAACGAAACATTATTAAATTTTAATAATAATGACTCAATCACACTAGAGTGCTTGGGAGCTTTGCAACAGTTAGATAGAATGACGCACTCACCAAAAATAACTGGTGCAGATGCAACATTAAAGGGATTTATCACAAAATTTGATGGTCCAAAAGTTGAAAATGGTAAAAAATTTGAAGGTTCGTTTGATTTGAGTATTACTTATTATAAATTAACGATAAATGGTAAAACAATCATTGAAATTGATGTATTGAACGGAATTTCAAATGTAAATGGAAGTTTTAACAATATCATAAGACAATTATTAGGACATATTTAGGAGGAATAGAATGATTATAAAATTAACAAAAGAATATGAATTAGGAAGCAAAAAATATAAAGAAATAGATTTAAAACTGGATAATTTAACAGGAGCAGATTTATTAGAATGTGGAAAAGATTATAAGTCAAGAATGAAATCCAACGCTGAAAACTTTAAAGATTTTGATGACGCTTGGGCTTTGACTGTGGCTGAAAGGGCATCAGGTATTAAATATGGGCATTTAATGACATTAGGCGCTGAAGACTTTTTAAAAGTGGTAAATCAAACTAAGAATTTTTTAGTAAAAGGTTGGGGAACGGACGAAGACAAGGACGAGAAAGCTCCAACGGCGGAAGTGTAACAGATGACTTTTTAGACTTGATTACAGATTTATTGAGCGGACTTAACTATTTTAAAATGAATATTAGTTATGAAACACTTATGAAATGTACATTTGATGAGCTGGATTACTGGATAGCAAGGGCTAATAAGTTGATTGAGGAAGAAAAGGTAAGGCAAGAAGAGAGTGAATAAAAAAAGGGGATTAGTCGTCCCCACCAATGAAAACTGATAAAAATTTAAATAGAACTACGATAAGAGCTATAACTGTGATTACAGGACTTATAGCAAACATAAATGATATAAATATAAATAAGAAAAATAATGATGGAATAGATACAACTAGACCAAATAATATTATTAAAGTCATTTCTAGCGGAGTATATTTTTTATCTGATTTATTAATTTTCATAAAAATCACTTCTTTGATTTATTTAATATATTATACCATATTTAAGAGAAAAGGAGGAATATCGTGGCAAAAAATTTAGAGTTGAACATAGTTTTGGGTGCAGCAGTAGCTAGTGCTATTAGTGGAATGAGCCAAGTTGCAAATGCTTTAAAAAATACGACGAAATCTGTCAAAGAATTTGAAAAACAAATCAAAAGTATGGAGAAAGCACAAAAAGCATTTCAAAATATGGACAAGGCTCGTGATGGATTAAATAAAATTAATTCAGAATATAAAAAAGCTGCTGAACATTTGCAAAAATTGAAAGCCGAATACGAAAGAACTGGAAGCAGCAATAAACAACTGGCTAAGGAGATAGAACAGGCTGAGAAAAGCGTTGGGAAATTGAATAAGCAAAAAGAACGACAGCAGCATGTATTTGAAGCTGCAAGAAGCAAGATAGAAGCGGAAGGCGCTAGCCTGTCTAATTATAGAAGCAAGGTTCAGGAAGTTGAAAAAGAAATTGAAAAAATGAACAAACTGAAAGAAGCTCAAAAAAGATACGATGCTAGACAAGAATCTATTGGAAGAATGAAAGACTTCGGGGATAAGCAGATAACACAAGGTATGGGAATAGCTGGAGCTTTGGCTGTTCCTGTAAAGATTGCTCTTGATACCCGAGAAAGTCAAGCTGATCTAAAAAAAATGGTAGACGGTGCTGAAAAATATTATGGAAAACTTAGAGATATTTCAGAAAGATCATCTTTATCTCAAGCTAAAGTATTTGAAATGGCTGGAGCATTAGCACAGTCAGGAATACAAGAAAAAGATTTGGTAAAATATACTGAACAGGCAAATAAAATCGCTGTTGCATTTGACATAGATGCAGCAGCAGCTGGAAATTTTTTAGCTAAGACAAAAGAACAACTAGGTTTAGGAAAGGAAGAGTTGTTTGCATATTCTAATGCTATCAATCATATGTCGGATCGTAGTGCTTCACGTGCAGCTGAATTGACAGAAATATCAGGTAGAGTCGGTGGGATTGCAAAAGGAGCTGGTGTATCAAATTCAGCATTATTAGGATTATCAGCAACTTTGGTGTCTTTTAATAAAACTCCAGAACAAGCTGCAACAGGACTTAAAAATTTCTTTGGAGCTTTAACTAAAGGTAGTGCAACTTCTAAAAAAGCAACAAATGCTTTCAAAAGCATAGGATTAGATGTCAATAAATTGGCTGTAGACATGCAGAGAGATGGTGAAGGTACTATTTTGAGAGTGCTTCAGAAAATAAAGGAAGCAAATCCAGCTGAACAAGGAGCATTAATTTCTACAATCTTTGGAGAGGAAGCGAAGTCATCTGTTCAAGATATGGTAAATAATCTTGATAAGGTTAAAAAAAATCTAAAAGAAGCAAAAGTAGGATTTGGAAAGGATGCTGTTGATACAGAATACAACAAGAGAATGGATACTCCTTTGAATAAAATGTTGATGGCTAAGAACAAAGTAGTTAATTCGATGGGAGATCTAGGTAATGCTTTAATGCCGACAATTACTGGAGCATTAGAAAAGTTGAGTCCTTTAATAGATAAAGTTTCTCAATTTATTCA